CTCACACACAGACGGGATGCGTGCAAAAGGGAAAAAATACCTGCCCTCGTATGACTCCGAAGACTCAAAAAGATACAGGTTTCGCAAAAACAGAACATATCTATTCGAGGCGTATAAAGACACGCTCGACAGGCTGGAGAGCAAGGCGTTTACAAAAGACGTTCGGGTAGAGAATATCCCGTCAGAGCTTGAATACTTGATTGTAGATGCAAATGGACAGGGACAAAGCCTCACACAGCTTGCAAAGGACGTATTGAGAAATAGCGTGCAGAAGGGGATAGATTTTATTTTTGTAGATTATCCGTCTGTTGAGGGTGTAGAAAACAGGGCGCAGGAAAACAATATCAGGCCGACAATAAACAGGATAGATGCGACAAAGCTGTTTTGGTGGGACACTATCAACCAGGGCGGACAGACAGAGCTTGACAACATACGCTTTTATGAAAATATACGAGTTCCTGACAAAGATGGATTCGGAGAGATTGAGATAGAGCAGATAAAAAGATATTTCAGAGACAGTTGGGAAGTGTGGCAAAAGGCAGAGAAGGAAGAAGAGGAGTGGAAGCTGGTCGAGCAAGGCCCGCATTCTTTTGACGGAGTACCGATTATCCCTGTGTATGGGGATTATGCAGGATTTATGGAGGGAATCCCGCCTCTGATGAAACTGGCCTGGAAAAACATAGAGCATTACCAGATTTGTTCTGATTTGAACTGGGTGCTCTACTATGCTACGGGCGTTTGGTGGCTGGCAGGTGCAACAGAGGAAGAAATCAAAAAGGGGCTTGCTGTTGGGCCGGGTGCGTTTAAGGGTAGCACAAATCCAGACGCAAAACTTGAACATATAGAGCCAAAAGGGAAATCGGTAGAGGCTCTTATCAAACGTAAGAAAGAAATAGAAGAAGAGATGGCAAGTCTTGGGGCAGAGCCGTTCATGAGCTTACGGGTAAATGTAAAAGCGACAGGGCAAATACAGGATCAGGAAAAAGCCAACTCTGATATAGGTGCCTGGGTTCGCAACGTTGAAGAGAAGCTCAAAAAGGCCATTGAATATGCTGGCAAGTGGAAAGGTATTGATGTAGGAGACGACCTTGAGGTTGAGATAGTGTTTGATCCGACGGTTGGAGCAGGGGTTGACGACATGATACACGTGCAAAATTACAAAAGCGCAGGGGCTATTTCAAAAGAGACGTATATCAAAGAGGGGCAGAGAAGGGGTATACTCTCAGAAACAATAGACCCGGAGGAAGAATCAGCAAAGGCAGAAATAGAAGCTCCGAGCCTTAGCTCTATCAGAGGTGTGCAGGAATGACAGCAAACGAAGAAATATATTACGCCCTTGTCAATCATGACATATTGATAGAGCGATTCAAAGCAGGCGAAGTAGAAAAAATTTTAGGCATGATGAATGATGAGGTACTCCCAAGAATAAGCGCAGAAATAATGCCCATAGCACGTCTTGGCACAGGAGAAAATGCAATAGAGGCACAGGCTCGCCTTCTGGATGAGACAGCAGGTGAGGCAATACGAAACACAATGGGTGAGCTACAGGATGATATGGATGTCTTGGCACGTACAGAATCTGGATTTACAAGCCAGGCCATAAATAACGCTATTCCAAATGAAGTTGCGCTTTCATTCAAGCAGGCAAGCCCTGAGCTTTTGAGGGAGCTTGCATTTAACACGCCGTTTCAGGGAGAGTTGTTATCAGGCTGGGCCGAAGATTTGGACATGTCCATCAGGGACAATATTTTGAGAGAGCTTAGAACTGGGATGGTTCTGGGCGAAAGCGTACCCGACTTGTCAGAGCGGATTCTCGGCACAGCACAGATGGCTTTCGGCGACGGCAAATGGGAAGAACAGCTGAGGAAGGCAGAGGCTGTCACTCGGACAGCGGTAAACCATGTCAACACGTCAGCGCGGAAGGCAGTTTATAAAGAAAATGAACAGTACATCAAGGGCGTTCAGTTTTTAGCAACACTTGACAGCAGGACAACCGTTATATGCGCTGAAAAAGATAATAAAATATATCCGGTTGATGATTGTCCTTATCCGCCATTGCATTTCAACTGCAGGAGTACGACGGTCCCTGCGGTAAAATCGCTAAACGAGCTTGGATTTGATGCGGATGATTATCCTGTTTCCACACGTGAGAGCATGAATGGTCAGATTGCAGAAGATATTGATTACGAAAAATGGCTGAAGGACAAGCCCAAGGTACAGGAGAAGGTATTAGGCAAGACAAACGCAAAAATGTTTAGAGAGGGCAAAATATCTTTGAGTGATATGGTTAAAAACAGAACAAACAAATTGACGCTTGCACAGGTAATGCAGGCTGAAAATATAAACCCGACTGACTTTGCATCAGGCGGGCTTTTGACGAGGTTGAAAAACGAAATTGGAGCTTCCAGTGTGTAGCTGGAAGTTTCTCCTCGCAGGCAGGTGGGATGGTCCCGCCTGCCGTTGCAATATATCGAAGTGGGCAGGTAGCCTGCTTCGGAAGGCAGGAAGTCTTTTGAAAGGGAACAAAAATGGCGCTTAAAGCGATGGTAGAAAAAATCGAAGATGTTCAGGAAGAACATCAGGACCTCTATGAAGAGACGGATGGGAAATTTGTTCTTGATGTAGAAGAGGTAGACGGGTACGCACTTGAGGATGTGGCCGGTATGAAAAAGGTTTTGGAAGAGGCGAAAGCAGGCCGTTCAGAAAAAGGTGAACAAGTCAGCAAGCTGGAAAAGAAAATCAAAACGCTTGAACAGCAGAACGAAGAGCTGGAGGCTACTCAGGACGAGAAGGCCAAAGAGCAGGTTGAAGAGCTGAAGGGGCAGTATCAGACACGGATAGAAGAGCTGGAGAAAGAAAAGGAAACCAAAATAAACGAGCTTTCAGAACAGCTCCACAAAACGAAAGTTGAAGATACTCTCCTAAGAGAACTTTCCAAAGCCGGGCCGAAAGGACCCACAAAGAACGGGGCGGATGTTTTGCCTCGGATACTAAGAGACCAGGTGAAGCTGAATGATGATGGTGATGTTGTAGTTGTCAACGAAAACGGAAATGTAAGAGTTGGCAAGGGTGGTAAAGACATGACTGTCTCTGAGCTTATGGGCGAAACCGTCGAAAAATACCCGGAGTTTTTCCAACCGGAAGGGGCCACAGGAAGTGGTTCACAGGGAAACACAAATACTGGTGGAAAGACAAAAATATCACGGTCGGAATGGAACGATATGACACCGGAGGAAAGATACAAAGCTACCACGAATGAAGACGGCACTCCTAAAAAAGACTTCGAGATAAACGAAGATTCGTAATTTTAAAAAGGAAAGAATATGGCAAATACTATTGATTCGAATTTGTATCCTGATCTTTATGCCGGGGTACATGAAATAGGTAAACAAATCGCAGGGTGTATAAACTCTGTGAATGTAAATTTTGGAAGCGAACCGGTTAATATTGGCATGATGGACGAAGATCAGACCACAGTATATGTACCGGTAGCGGGTGAGGGAAGTGTGGAAAGCTATACTCCTTCACAAAACGCAAGCGCAGGCCAGAATCTGACGCACAGTTATGTATCGCTGCAGATCACCGAAAGCAGGGATTATGACTTTCATGTTTCCACGGCTGAGGAAAAGGCTTTGAACGCACCTGGGAACGACAACGCAAAAAGCCTTTTCAACGAAAATGTAAAAATCGGCATGAAAAAGCTCCTTGCAGAGATTGAGGAAGACCTTGCAGGTGACATATACAAAAACGCATCACGGGCACGGGGTACGGCAGGGACAACACCTTTTGCATCAAATCTTGCTCCCCTCACAGCATGTTATTCTGAGCTTGTGATTGAAAACGGTGCTCCCGATGATGACATTTCTTTTGTCATGAGTAAAGAGGCTGCGGAAAATTTTATGAATCTCGCGATTGTCCAGCAGGCGGATAAGGCTGGAAGCGATTCGTTCCTTAGGCAGGGTGAGCTTCTGAACCATATTGGGTTTAGTTGCAAAATATCAACGAAATTTTCCTCGCATGACGTTGGAGGAGGGACTGACCCATCTGGATATCAGATCAACAATGACTCTGATGAAGCAGTTGGACAGACCACACTTACTGTAGACAGTGGCTCAAATAATGTTGTTGCTGGTGATATTTTTTATCACGCTGACGCAACTGATGAAAATTATGTTGTAACGAGTGGTGTTACAGGTGGAAGTGGAGACCTAACAATAGGTGAGCCTGGTCTTCTGACAAAAGCTACCGATGATGCAGCGCTTACATTCCACAGCGCATATACTCCCAATATAGCACTGCACAAAAACGCATATGTGCTTGCAACCAGACCTCCGATGCTTGAGGCAAACAACGAGATTGACGATGTACAGATGCTGACAGACCCT